ATCATCATTAAAATTAGCTGACTTAGGTCTAGAAGCAGGCGGAAACGCACTAGATTCTGCTAGAAAGTATTTTAATCAAATGCTAAGTTCATACGGAATTGATATGCCAATTCCTGATGATATTATGAACAAGGGTATCAATGAAATGGAAGCATACGTTGAAAAATTACTCAACGTGCGATTAGGCGACGCTAATGCAAGTTCAAATAATGCTTCTAATGCAGTCCCTTCTAATCAGAGTGCGTCAAGTAGATTAACAGTTGATAGAAGAACAGCGAGTGGCGAAAATCGCCAAATTGATGTTACTGAAACTGTAAACAATGATTTAATTAAAAAACTCACAGAAGCACTTAAGGTTACTGATAATCAAGCTGGAACGCTCATTCTAGGTGCAATGTTGCAGAGACAACTTAAAACAACTGGCGGCGCAACTTCAGATCCTAATTTAATACCAAGTGGAAATCCAAGAGAATCTGCATTAGGTTTTAAAGTTAAAGAATTAGAAGGAAAGAATTTAGATGAATCTGTAAAATTAACCAAGGATGCCATAGTTAATTCATTGATGAATGATTTTGGATTGAAAAAAGATCAATTTAATATCATTGATGAAAAAACAAATAATGGTGAGTCATTGGTTAAAGTTCAAATAATTGATCCTACAGTCAGTCAAAGTCTTCGAAATGATGCACAGAATATATTAAAGCAATATCAAGAAAATAGTGCTCGAACACAGGTAAGAGCAGACACTGCGGCGCCCTCTGATGCAAGTGGAGCCGGTACAGGAAATGTTGTAGTACCCATGGCAGGAACGGTAAATAACAATGTGTCAATAGTATCATTTGTTAAGCCTGATTGGTGGGACGGTGCTATGAAAACTGCAAATGAAGGTACGATGACTGCTGTAAAAAATCTAGAAAGTGCCTTTTCTAGATTAACTGATATATTAAAACAAAACCTACAAAAATAAGGATTAAGGATGGCTTGGAAAAAGTATTTCACACCTGTTAAAGTTAACAATCAAGGCGGAGCCATGAGTCCTATAAGCGGACAAGGTAGTGCGTATAACGCCTATCGTAGCAACTACTCTAGCTTCCTTCCAGATGTTTATAGCGGTCATCCTAATAGATTAGAGCGTTATCAGCAGTATCAAACCATGGATGCTGACAGTGAAGTTAATGCGGCTTTAGATATTTTAGCAGAATTTTGCACACAGAAAAACAAAGATAACGGTACTTGTTTTACTGTAAGCTATAACGAACAAGCAACAAACACTGAAATTAAATTGATCAAAAAGTATCTACAGCAGTGGTATAAACTCAATCAATTTGATGTTAGAATTTTTAAAACAATACGTAATTTATACAAATACGGGGACTGCTTCTTTGTACGTGATCCAGAAACACAAAAATGGATTTACATTGATCCTAGCAAAGTCGATAAAATCATTGTTAACGAAAGTGAAGGAAAAATTCCAGAGCAGTATGTTATTCGTGATTTAAACATTAATTTACAAACACTAACGGTTACACAAATCAATCCAAATGCTCCAGGAGCAACGCCAGGAAATGCGGCCTATGTAACTGGTGGTGGATTCCAACGTGGTATGGTTGGCGGATATCCGCAATTAACTGGCAGCAGATTCAGTCATAGTCAAGATCAAGTAGCAGTTGACGCTAATCATGTTATTCATTTAAGTTTAAGTGAAGGACTGGACAGCAACTATCCATTTGGCAATAGTCTGCTGGAAATGTGTTTTAAAGTTTACAAACAAAAAGAATTATTGGAAGATGCGATTATTATCTATCGTGTTGTCCGTGCTCCAGAACGTAGAATTTTTTACATTGACGTTGGTAACATGCCAAGTCACATGGCTATGAGTTTCGTAGAACGTGTTAAAAATGAAGTTAATCAACGCCGTATCCCAAGTATTACAGGCGGTGGTCAGTCAGTTATTGACAGTGGTTTTAACCCACTAAGCACCACAGAAGATTACTTCTTCCCACAAACAGCAGAGGGTCGTGGTAGCCGTGTTGACACATTACAAGGCGGTTCAAACTTGGGTGAGATTGAAGATTTACGCTTCTTTACCAACAAATTATTCCGTGCTTTACGCATACCAAGTAGCTATTTGCCAACAGGTCCAGACGATTCAAATGCAAGTTTTACCGATGGTCGTGTAGGTACTGCATACATTCAAGAGCTACGTTTTAACTATTATTGTGAGCGTTTACAGAGCTTATTTGCTGAAGCGTTTGACTTAGAATTTAAACTATATCTAAAGAATAGTGGTATTAATATTGACCCTAACATCTTTGATTTAAAGTTTAATCCTCCACAAAACTTTGCGGCTTATCGTCAAACAGAGCTAGATGGACAACGTGTAAGCACATTCCAAGCAGTATCTGAAGTACCTTACATGAGCAAACGATTTGCATTAAAGCGTTTCTTAGGACTAAGTGCAGAAGAAATGCAGGAAAACGAAATGCTATGGCGTCAAGAAAACATCGTTGGAGACACTGGTACAGCACAAGCACCTGGACAGGAAATGCGTGGTATTGGCATTACACCAGGTGGTATACAAGGTGATATGGATTCATTAAGTGGTGAAGAAGAAAATCCAGATGTACCGCCACCAGGCGCAGAGCCAGCAGGTGGCCCAGAATCCATAGGTGCAAGTGCAACTCCTGCCCCTGCACAATAAATAATACTACTATGTTCTTACGTGAATTCATTTATTTTGACAAAGATTATAAAGGCGAAGATGATTTTGACGCCGATATGATTGCGGATAAACGCTATGAGCCAGAAGATGATAAACACAAACTTGAGTTATCTGATACAAGAAAGACACGTTTGTCTTTGAAACAGATAAATCAAATGCGTAAAAATTATGAAGCACACATGGCAGAACTTGCAATGGAGTCTGAATTAATACAAGCTCAGTACGCAACTCCAGTTCAACCTGCTCAATAAAATTAAAAATTATTTGACATTTAACGTCAAAAATGCGTCTTTTTGACGTATTTCTGCTATATAAATTATCTACGCTGTAAATATACTCGACAGCCTTGCCTAAATTTAAGGAGACCTTGCAATGCAATCTAAATTTGAACAATTACTAGATTATCTAGTTAACGAAGAAACTGAAAAGGCCAATGAGCTTTTCCATCAAATCGTTGTGGAAAAAAGCCGTGGCATTTATGAAAGTCTAATTGCTGAAGAAGAAGCAAAAAAAGACGAAGAAGATGAAAAAAATAAACAAGACAAAACTGAAGAAAGTTTTGGAATGGAAGAAGAAAGCGTGATCGAAATTGGTGGCGCAGTTGAAGATGAAACTGACGATCTAGTTGGTGACATGGAAGCTGACGGCATGGACGATGGAGACATGGGCGACTTCGGCGACGAATTTGGCGATGAGGGTGAAGAAGGCGATACAGATGCACGTATTGATGACCTAGAAGACGCTCTAGCAGAACTAAAAGCAGAATTTGAAGCTCTAATGTCCGGCGAAGAAGGCATGGACGACATGGGCGATGAAGAAGGTGAAGAAGGTGAAGAAGGCGATGATGAACAGAAAGACGAGTTCATGATTCGTGAATATACCGAAAAAGTAAGTGATGGACACGGCGCAGAGAAGAAAGGCGCAGGTGAGAAGAGTGTAAATGCTAAAAGTCCAGTAGCAGGTGAAAATCGTATGGGCGGAACAGCATTTAAATTAGGATCTGGTGATGAAAAGGGTGGAGTCAAAGGTGGCTTGCTAAACCCAAGTGCAAAGGAAGATAACGCAGGTAATGTTAATGTTCCAGGCGGCACCAATGCTAAACAATTTTTCAGCAAGGACAGCAAAGGTCATGGCGCTGAGAAAAAAGGTAGCGGAGAAAGCGCAGGCAATACCAAGAGCCCACTAGCTCCAAGCCACGCCAAGTAATTAGGACAAATTAATGAGCCTATTATTACGCGAAAGTTTAAGCTTCGATCAAGCACGTTGTATTGTTGAATCCGACGACAAGGATGGAAAAAACCTTTATATGAAGGGTATTTGCATTCAAGGCGGGATACGCAACGCAAATCAGCGTGTTTATCCTGTAGACCAAATTGGCAATGCTGTCAAGACGTTGATTGATCAAATCAAAAATGGATATAGCGTATTAGGCGAAGTTGATCATCCAGATGACTTAAAAGTAAATTTGGATCGTGTCAGTCACATGATTACAGATATGTGGATGGACGGTCCAAACGGCTACGGCAAATTTAAAATTTTGCCAACGCCAATGGGAAATTTAGTCCGCACCATGTTAGAGTCTGGCGTTAAGCTAGGTGTTAGTAGCAGAGGTAGCGGCAACGTTGATGATAGAACTGGCGAAGTGTCAGATTTTGAAATTATTACAGTCGACGTAGTAGCACAGCCAAGTGCGCCAGGTGCATATCCTACAGCCATTTATGAACATTTTATGAATTCTAAAGGTGGTTATAGAGCTATGCAAATAGCACACGAAGTTAAAGAAGATCCAAAGGCCCAAAAATATCTTAAGGAAAGTCTCCTTAATATTATTCAAGGTCTAAAATAAGCCCGAGGAGAAATAGAAATGTTGGACGCATTCAAAAAACTTTTCGAGAGCGGCGTAATTTCTGAGGAAATTAAGGCTGACATCGAAACAGCTTGGACCACAAAGCTCCAAGAAACTCGCGACCAACTTACTGCCGAATTGCGTGAAGAATTTGCACAACGTTACGATCACGATCGTAGCGTTATGATTGAAAGTCTTGACAAGATGGTAGGTGAGAAGTTGACCGGAGAGATCGCTGAATTCGTTGCTGACAGACAGAGCCTAGCGGAAGCACAAGCTCAATATGTAGCAAAGATGACCAAAGATTCTCAATTACTTGAAACTTTTGTTATCCAGAATCTAGCAAAAGAGTTAGGTGAATTCCAAAGCGACCGTCAAAAAGTTGCAGAAAATTTCGCTAAGTTAGAAGCTTTTGTAGTAGAAGCACTAGCTCGTGAAATCCAAGAATTCGCAGAAGATAAAAAAGACCTTGCAGAAACCAAAGTACGTTTAGTTCGTGAAGCAAAAGAAAAATTTGCTGAAATCAAACAAGCGTTTATCCAGAAGAGCGCCGCTATTGTTGAAAACGCAGTAAGTGAAAAGTTAACAACTGAAATCACTCAACTACGTGAAGACATTGATAGTGCTCGTCAGAATCACTTTGGACGCAAGATTTTTGAAGCCTTCACAGCAGAATATATGGCTAGTCATGTTAATGAAAAGTCAACAACTTCACGTTTGTTGAAGATTGTTGATAAGAAAGAAGCAGAACTAGCTGAAGCACAACAAGCATTATCTGAAGCACAACAACTAGTTGAAAGCAAGGAGCGTGAAGCTCGCATTGCTCAAGACTTGATGGAACGCAAGGAAGCAATGCAAGAATTACTAGCTCCGCTAAGTAGTGAAAAGAGAGCGATTATGAGTCAACTCCTAGAGTCTGTACAGACTGCTAAGTTGTCCGTAGCGTTTGACAAGTACTTACCAGCGGTGATGGAAGGTAAGGCACACGCAAAGGCACAAAAACAGGCACTAAATGAAAGCAAAGAAATCACAGGCGACAAGCCTACCAAAATCACTGCCGAAGTTCAAGAAGGTATTGATAATTTAATTGACATCCGCAAACTAGCGGGTCTTAAAAACTAAGGAGATGACAAAATGTCCGTATTGCTAAACGAAAAATGGCAAGAAACTAAAGAGGCCCTACTAGAAGGCCTACAAGGTCATAAAAAGGCCGTTATGGGTGTTACATTAGAGAATACTCGTAAGTATCTTGCAGAAAGTGCAACAGCTGGCTCTACAAGTGCTGGTAATGTTGCAACACTAAACCGCGTGATTCTTCCAGTAATCCGTCGTGTTATGCCAACAGTTATCGCTAACGAAATCGTCGGCGTTCAACCAATGACTGGTCCAGTTGGTCAGATTCATACACTACGTATCCGCTATGCTGATACAAGTGATGGTATCACAGCTGGTGAAGAAGCACTAAGCCCATTCAAGATTGCTACTAGCTACTCTGGTACAGGTTCCAGTGGTGACGGTAAAGCTGCCGCTACTGCTAGCCTAGAAGGTACACCAGGTAAGCGTATGAGCATTCAAATCTTGAAACAAGCTGTTGAAGCTAAGACACGCAAACTAAGCGCACGTTGGACCTTCGAAGCTGCTCAAGATGCACAAGCACAACAAGGTATCGATATTGAAGCAGAAATTATGGCTGCTCTAGCACAAGAAATTACTGCTGAAATCGATCAAGAAGTTCTAGCTTCCCTACGTACACTAGCTGGTGTTGGTTCTACATACGACCAGGCAGCAGTAAGTGGTACAGCTACATTCGTTGGTGACGAGCATGCCGCATTAGCAGTTCTAATCAACCGTGAAGCAAACAAGATTGCACAGCGTACACGTCGTGGTGCGGCTAACTGGGCAGTTGTAAGTAACCAAGCTCTTACAATTCTTCAGTCTGCTACTACAAGTGCATTTGCACGTACAACAGAAGGTACTTTTGAAGCACCTACAAACACTAAGTTTGTTGGTACATTGAACGGTGCTATGCGTGTTTACGTTGACGCATACTTAGCTGACAGTGGTCAAGACAATAACCAAGTTCTACTAGGTTACAAAGGACCAAGCGAAGCTGATGCGGCTGCATTCTATTGCCCATACATTCCTCTAATGAGCTCTGGCGTTGTTCTAGATCCAGCTACTTTTGAACCAGTAGTTGGCTTTATGACACGTTATGGTTACGTAGAACTAAGCAACACTGCTTCTTCTCTAGGTAACGCGGCTGATTACCTAAGCAAAGTTGCTATCACATCTAGCAACGTTAGCTTCCAGTAATCTTAGAGTTACAAAGCAAACAAAAAGCCCACTTCGGTGGGCTTTTTTGTGAGTAAATACTGCTATGGAAGAGTATTTGATAACTTCTAGTTTAGACTGGCATAGGGTTAGGAATCGTTTAGAAAATAGCCAAAACAACCTACCTATGTTTAAAAAAGATGTTAGTCGGATGTTACGGGCAGTTGATTTAGAAGTTGTAAAACTTGGTAATCTTGAAGTGATTGCTAGAAATCAAAAATCTAAAGCTAGTTTACGAAGAGTAGATGAGCAAATAATTATTATCAATAAACTGATCAAAAATTTTAATAAGCTGTATATGGTAGCTCTTTTATCGCAAAGTTAATGATTTTGCCATACAGATAAATATCATACAAGGAAACGAACATGCCATCTATTAAAAAAGTTAATCGAATTAGTGGCGATTGGCACGTACAATCGTCTAACGATATCTATCTAGAAACCAAATATGACAGTGACAATTTAGGCACCGTTCACATCTACGGAAACTTACAAGTAAACGGCCAAACCACTACTATTGAAAGTAGTGATTTAGTCATCAATGATAAAATATTAGTCTTAAACAAGGGCGAATCAGGTTTAAGTAATGGTGCAACTGCAGGTGTTAGTGGCAATGGTATTTCAGGTTTAAGTATTGCTAGAGGAGGTCCTGCATCTCCTAATTACAATGCAAACTTATTTTATAATCAAAATAAAAGTTGGACTTTTAATGGCGTAACAAATTCTGGAATTTGGGAATTTTATATTGGTCCTCCTTCTGGTGGAATAAGTTCAGAAGGACATTCTGCAATCGTAGTGAACGCTATTAGAACAGGAACATCAAATACTGATCTTAGTCTTTTAGGAGCAGATAATTCACAAGGAACTGTTACTGTTGATGGAGTTTCAAACTACACACAAAGAATTATTACTAGAAATAAAGACAACGATATTCCAAACAAAGGCTATGTAGATTATGCAATTGAACTACAGCCAGATAGAAGACGTATTCAGTTAAACTATAGAACTGGTGCAGGTGTTCCAGTTTTTAGAAATAACACTTATCTAGAATTTGTTGAACAAGACGTTCCAGGTTATCCAAGCTCAGGCGCAGGCGCTGTAACAGAAGCACAACTAAGAACAAGTATTGGTGGCAATCAATGGATTACAGTCTTTGGTAATAGAATGGTTATTGGTGATATAAAAATCAATGATTCAAACGAGATTACCATGGAGACAGCTAATACAAGAATGATACTGTCTACTAAACCAGGACCTGGGATATCAACTAATCCTTCTATAGAATTAAAAACTTCATTGAGTATGGTCATTGATAGTGTTTATCAAGCGCCAGCTAATGAAAGTGGTAGAGTTAAAATTTATCCTGATTATGAAGGACCAGGAGGTACAGGATTATTTTTTGTGAATAGTGAAAATGTGAGAGATGAATTACCTAGCAAACGCCGTGCGTTTTTTGCTAGTTTAATGTTCTAAGGATTATTATGATAACAGCAACGAATTTAGCAAATACTAACCCAACAGATGTTTTTGTGTCTGTTGGCGAAAACGGTATAACAACATTAATGATTTGCAATCACAGCACCAGTACGGATGCTGTTGTGGATGTTTGGGTAATACCTGATGGAAGCAGTCGAGGAAACGCTAATCAAATTTTAAAAAGTTTAACTATAGTGGCCAGCGACACATTTGTTATGGATATGGAAAAATTAGTTTTAAGTGATGGTGATACTGTTACTATGCAATCTAATGCCGCAGATGTTGTTAATGCTGTGATCAGCAGTATGGCGGTAGCATAATGAAATTTATAAAACGTAAAAATATTGACACGTACAAACCAAAAAGTCAACGTTTCTCTGTTGAAGCTGATGGTAGAGCAATAGTCAATACTAATAAATCATTAACTGTACCAATTGGAACTACCAATGATAGGCCTGTGACTGGTGTTCCAGGTATGATACGTTATAACTCAGAAGAAAATGATTTTGAAGTATACACTGATTATGATCCTTCTTGGAGTTGGGAAAAAGTTAGAACTAATAGACCAAGTAGAATTAAATTAAAAGAAATTGGTGTTGGTGCTGCCACAGGAGAAATTAATACTATAACTGTTTTAAATGGTGGTAGTGGTTACGATCCTTTAGATCCGCCAGACGTTACAATTAGTCCTCCAGACATTGGAGATGACAATGCAGTGGCAATAGCAGTAGTAAATCCTTCTGGCGTGATCACTGAAATTACAGTTGTTTCTGGTGGTACAGGATACGTGAATGTACCAACTGCCACTGTTTCAGGAACTGCAACATTAAAAGTAAATTTAGATGGTTCTTTAACACATGAAATTTTAGACGTTGATAATAATAATTTTATTCCAGTTGATGATTTAGGAAACCCTAGTTCAACTAACATACAAGTTTACGTTGAAAACGTTTATCAACTCCCAGAAATTAATTACACTATAGAAGTCACAGCCAATAAAGGATACGTTAAATTTGACAATCCAGTGCCTTTAGGAAAACCTATATACATTATATACGGTTTTGATAGATAAGGAGTAAAATATGTCCAACGTCGGAAGAATTTCTGGACCGTTACTCAAAGCTAACCTTGAAAGAAAAGGTATAGATTTAGCCTTTGAAACTAATATGTTGTACTTAGATGTACAATGTAGAAAAATTGGTGTAGGCAAAAAAGTAGTTTGTACTCCTTCAACTCCTGATTTAGAGGTAATTAATACTGGGCTTAGAACTGTAGACATAATTTCAGATTTCCCAGTTGTGGTTAATGGAGTAACATTTACCACAAACAATATTACTTCGTCAAATAATTCAGATTTTATTATTGAATCGCCACAATTAATAAATGTACCAAAACTTGATACAGACGATATAAGATTTTCTGCGGCAACAATAAGCACTACCAGCACCAACTCTAGTGTTAATATTAATCCATCAGGAACAGGAAGAACAAATTTTAAGTCTACAACAAATGTTACTGGTAACGTTTTTATTAATGGAAATGCACTATATTTTACAACAACTGTAACAGATCCATTACCACAAACTGAAGTAGGCAATTTAAGTATTGATGTAAGACCAGCAGTTAACAATACAGGTTCTGTTGGTAGTCCTGAATACACTTGGGATCAAGCATATTTTGAAACTGTTAACACTAATAATGTAGTGATACCAACAGTTCCTCCTGGCATATCAGTATTTTTAACACTACCAGGCGACAGTTATTATGTTAGTATTTTAGGATCAGACACAAATCAAGGTAACATACAGTTGAGTCCATTTAGAACTATCGCAAAAGCTCTAAGTGTAGCAACTGCTGGAACGACTATCCATATCACTAGCGGTACATACACTGAAGTCTTTCCTTTAACAGTTCCTGCAGGTGTTTCTATAATTGGAACATCAATAAGAGGAGTTATAGTTCAGCCTACCGCAGGAACAATTGATAAAGATGCCTTTTTACTAAATGGTGATACATCAGTAGAAGATTTAACAGTAACTGGGTTTAGATATAATGCTGTAGACAATACTGGTCACGCTTTTAGATTTGCAAACAATTATCTAGTTACTAGTAAGAGTCCTTATGTTAGAAATGTCAGCGTAATTACCAAAGGATCAAATATAACATTATCTGACCCACTAAGTTATGATACACATGATGCAGGTAAAGGAGCATATATTGATGGCAGTGTAGCTGATAATACCAGCATCAGTGCCAGTATGCTATTTTATGGAGTGACTTTTATCACTCCAGGTGTTGACGCTGTTACTATGACTAATGGTGTAAGAGTAGAAGCAATTGATTGTTTTACATATTATGCCAATAGAGGATTTTATGCAACTCAAGGTTTACTAGGGTTTGAAACAGTAAATGGTACAGCTCCTGGTGTAGTTAATGTTGGTCCAGGATATACAAGCATTTCTTATACTCCAGACAGCGTAAATTTAGACAAATCTCTATACACCAGTCAAACATTTGTAGAGTCGTTAGTAGGTCAAACAGCAGTGCTTGATAGGTATCCACTACAACCTTTATTCTACCAAGTAGTATCAGTTGTAACAGATCCTATATATCCAACCCAGTGGAGAATGACATTTGATCAAAACATTGATCCAACAGCACAGCTTAAACCTATTAGCTTCTATCCAGATGTTGGAACAACGCTTATTGTTACTAATGATATTTGGGATACTACTGGAAACTCAGTAGGTGAAAAGTGGGTAGCATGGTACAAGTATAATCTTCCTCCTAATTTTGAAACAACTGTAGGTAAAGATTGGACCATTAATGTAGCAGGTACATTATACATCGTTGATTACGTAATTGAAGACCCTGTTAATACTAATATGTGGAGAATCTATGTTACTACTTCATTGGTAGCTGGCTTTGGAATCCCAATTTTTTCCTCTCCAGGAGTAGCTACAACAGCCACTTATGGTGCAGAGATTAGATGTATCAGTTGTGCAAATGTTTATGGCAAGTATGGCTTTGTTGGTAATGGAGCAGATGTTTTAGCTTATCTAATAGGACACAATTTTGCCTATATTGGCACTGAAAAGGATGCATCAAATGACAACACATTGAGGGTGCAAGCCAATGAAACTGTAGAGTTAAACGGTGCTAAAGTTAGATATATTTCTACTGATCATGGTGGAGATTTTAGAATTGGCGATAACTTTTTAGTAAACTTTAAGAAAGGAACTACTAGTTTTAGTGGTGATTCTTTTGACTTATCTGGGCTATCAACTATTACTGTCAGTGACGGAACAAATACAACAATATTAGCTCCTTATAAAGTTGAGTCTAACAACTTTAGATTTAGTGGGTCTACTATTGAGACTATATCTGGTCCTATAAACTTTAAAACTGCAACTGGTATATTTTTACTTGACGACAACGTCAATATTGCAAAAAATCTAAATGTTTCAGGAATTTTAGATTTCAAAGGAACGATCACTGTTGGAAATCAAAGTACTGACACTGTGACCATTGCAATGGATTTAAATCAAGATATCATACCAGATGTTGGCGACACATACAATCTTGGATCTAACTCAAAAAGATGGACGACTTCTTGGATCAATGGCATTGATTTACCAAATCTAACAATAGACAACAATACAATAACGGCACTTAATTCTAACCTAAACCTAGTAGGAAATGGTACAGGTGGGGTAATCGTTGACGGTTTGACATTTACTGACAATATACTATCAGCTAATACTGGTGTTAACATTAGAATTAAACCTAAATCTAACTACAATGTCTATATAGATTCAAGTGATTCTTTAAGATTACCTTCAGGTACAGGCGCAGATAAACCTATTATGAACAGTGCAGAAATTAGGTATGACAACGCACTAAATCAATTTGTAGGGCAAAGAAATTTTAGGACTGCTCTAGGGGGAGTATATTCATCTAATAGGAATACAAGAGTTGTTGCCCATCCAACTAATAATACTATACCATTTGTAATTAATAATTCAACAGTAGCTGCCATAACTACAACTGCAATATCAGCTAACGCTATGAATGTTGATCAAATTACAAGCACTGGAAATACTATTTCTGTCACTGGGTCAAATAGTTTGAATTTGTCTACATCTGGGACAGGTTATGTTATGCTTAATAATATTAAATTTGATGGTGATGATATTATTAATTTAACCAATGATCCTATCAAGATGCCTGGAACACAATTTAGTTGGGTTAAATTAGGAGGCACAACTGCGGTATTAGTACCAGTTAATAATTTGGTAGCACCTCTAGCAAACGAAATTGGAACAATTCGATTTAATCCTGATACACAGACTATGGAAGTTTGGGACGGAGATTCTTTTGATAACTTTGGTGGGGTAGGAGGCAACGCCACTGAAGACGACGTTGAACAATTAACCAATGTTTGGACCCTTATCTTGGGTTAATTTCAAAAACCGATAAATATCTATAATTGTAAAGCCGACCAAGTTTTACATGACATACTGTGGTAAACCCGCAATGTAAGGTGGTTAACCGTGAAACACGGGGTTAAAGGAGTGATTGTATGGCCGTTGGTCAAATTTCCGGTCCATTGCTCAAATCGAATCTGCTTCGTAATGGAGTTGATTTAGCGTTTGACACGGATCTATTGTATTTAGATGTTAACGATCGCAAAATTGGGATCAAAACCAACACGCCCACTCACGAATTAACCGTAAACGGAACAACAAAAACTACAAATTTAATAGTTGACAATCAACTAAAGGTCGGCGATAATACCACATACCTAACAGTTACAAACAATTCTATTACTTCTACTAATGGAATTATTAATATTCTTCCTTCTGGAGCTAATGCAGTAGTTTATAATGGAAAACTACGTGCAGGCGACCTAACTGTTGAAGACAATATCATTGGGGCATTCACTCCAGACACTGATATTGATATAGACCCCTCTGGTACAGGTGATGTAAACATTAACTCTAATTTAGAGATTTATGGCGATTTACATATTCAAGGAATCATTACTGCTACTGGAACCATTAACTCAGAAAACGTTACATTGGCAGGCGGAGTAGATGGAAATTTATTACCATCTCAAACCGACACATATGACATTGGTCAAAGTGACAAACGTTGGCAAAACGCCTATATTAACACTGTTAACGCTGACAACATTGTAACAAATTCCCTAACTGTAGGCGGAATTGATCTAGCATTCCGTCCAGGAAATACAATATATGTTTCAACGTTTGGTGACAACGCCAATTCAGGTACCCATCAAAACGATCCTTACGGATCTGTAAAATATGCACTAACACAAGCAACTTCTGGAACTACTGTTATAGTTTATCCAGGAGTTTACACTGAAATCTTCCCAATGACTGTTCCTGCTGGAGTGACAATTAGAGGATCAGGGATTAGAAGTGTTATTATCAAACCAACATTGGGGTCAAATGATAAAGATGCGTTTTTATTAAATGGTGAAGTAACCATTGAAGATTTAACAGTTGCTGATTTTTTCTATAACAGTACAAATAATACTGGACACGCTTTTAGATATGCTTCAGGAATGACTGTAACTTCTAAGAGCCCTTATATTAGAAACGTGAGTGTAATAACAAAAGGAAGTGTAACAAGCCCAACAGATCCTTTAGGATTTGATCAAGGTGATGCTGGTCGTGGTGCATTGTTAGATGGCAGTGTCGTAAGCCCATCAAGCAAAGAAGCAGCCTGTTTATTCCATGGTGCAACATTTATTACTCCTGGTGCCAATGCCATAACAATGACCAACGGTGTTAGAGTTGAATGGCTTAACAGTTTTACCTACTATGCAAATTATGGTCTAAGAGGATTAACTGGAACAACTGGTTTTGCTGGCACAGGAAAAACAGCCATTAGAGTTTCAACTACCACTGGTACATTTAGTGCAGGACAAACACTAACATCTTACGACAGTGATGGAACTACTATTCTAGCACAGGGAGTTATTAGTAGTATCAGCGGCGACAAAATTTTCCTAACTGGCAAAGTTGATGGTTTAGTTTCTAAAGCTGATGCTAACGGAAAAACAGTAACGGCCAACGGCAATGCACAATTGACACAGAC